AAGGCAAAGCTCCACCGTCTGCAAGAGCAGATGACGTTCCAATGACTTTAAAAGAGGGAGATTACGTACTTTCTCAGCCTGCAGTAGCCCTTTATGGTGAAGACACTATAAACAGAATGGTTCAAAGAGCAGCTAACGAAGCAGGCACAAATCTTAAATCTGGTGGTAAAGTGCCAGTTAATGTACACAACGGTGAATACATTATACCAAAGAAATTAACAGAATATATAGGCTCCAATGTTCTAGAGAATATGAACAACAGGGGTCTTATGTCAGTTGGTGAAAGACCCAACACCTAATCGACAGCTACTTGCGAAAGCAACCCTGTCTCTTTAATAACTAATATGGGCTACCTGCAGCAACAGCCCCCATTGAGGTACAGATGAACGAAGAAAACCGAAAGGAAAAAGAAGACCTAGAACCAGTTCCATATCAAGGAGCTTACAGGCAAGAACTAGATGATGAACCAGAAGCGGACACCACAGAAGAGGATACTCAGCAAGAGGCTACTCCGCAGGCAAAATCAGAAAGTTTTGTAGAGAAGACCGAATCAGCAGAACCTGAACATGACTATAAGAAAAGGTATGATGATTTAAAAAAACACTATGACGCTAAAATAGAAGAGTTTAAAGGAAAAGAAAAAGAACTTTTAGATTTAGCAAAACAAGCATCAGGCGGTGGAATTAATTATAAACCACCTAAAACTCCTGAAGAACTAGAAAAGTTCAAACAGGAATATCCAGATGTTTACAACGTTATAGAAACGGTGGCATATTCTCAAGCAGATAATAAGACTAAATCTCTGCAGTCAGAAGTTGAAGAACTTAAAAAAGAAAGAGTACAGCTAACTAAACAGAAAGCTGAACAAGAACTTTTAAGATTACATCCAGACTTTATGACTATTAAATCAGATGAAGATTTTATTAACTGGTTAGAAGATCAACCACCATCCATTGCAGATGGAGTTCTTAAAAATAACACAGATGCAAAATGGGCTTCTAGGGTACTAGACTTGTATAAAGCCGATAAAGGTATTAATCGTACATCAAAACAGAAAGACACTTCTGCTGCTGAATACGTTCCAACTAAAAAGAAAGCGGAACCCAGTAAAGGCAAGAAAGAGTGGACTTCTGAGGAAATCAGACGGATGAAACCTCACGAATTTGAAAAGTACGAAAAAGAGATCGACTTAGCAAGAAGAGAGGGCAGAATCCGTTAGTTTATTAACTTTTTAACTAACAAGGATATAGATTATGGCTATCTCAAGTTCAGCAGGTTATACTAATCTGCCTTCAGGTAATTTTTTACCTGAGATTTACAGTCAAAAAGTTCTTAAATTCTTCCGTAAAGCTTCAGTTGTTGAGGATATTACCAACACTGACTATACAGGAGAAATTGAAAACTTTGGCGATACTGTAAGAATAATAAAAGAACCAACAATCTCTGTCTCTTCATATGCAAGAGGTGCTGCAGTTAATACGCAAGACCTAGCAGATGATGAAATTCAATTAACTATTGACAAAGCTAACGCATTTGCTTTTAAAGTAGACGATATTGAAGAAAGACAAGGACACATTAATTTTGAAACATTAGCAACGTCAGCAGGTGCATATGCACTTAAAGACAGCTATGATTCAGAGGTTCTCTCAAACATCGCTTCAAGTGTTACTTCAGGTAATACGTATGGTGCGGATCACGCAACAAACTCAATCGACACTGGTTTTGATACTGGTGAAGTTGACCCTATTAACGTACTTGCTAGACTAGGAAGACTCCTAGACGACCAAAACGTTCCTACGGACAACCGTTGGGCTGTAGCTGCTCCGATTTTCTTTGAACAACTACAACAAACAAGCTCAAAATTAGTCGATGCTAACTTCTTAAACGAAGGTAGTTCACAAATTAGAAATGGCTTAGTAGTTCCACAACTAGTAAACGGCTTTAGACTTTATAAGTCAAACAATATGCCTGCTGCTAGTACTTCTGACGTTTATCAAGTGTTAGCAGGACACCAAGGCGGTGTATCTACTGCTTCACAAATTGCTAAAACTGAAGTTGTAAGGGACACTGAATCTTTCGCTGATATTGTTCGAGGCTTACATGTATATGGAAGAAAAGTTCTAAGAACTGAATCCATTGCAAAAGCCTTCGTTAAAATAGATTAGAAGGAGGATAACTAATGGCTACTTTAACTAAAACAGGCGGTACAGGCACTACAGGTCACGTTGCAGGTAATGGTGTCGCTAAAGTTTATGTGCAAACAACTATTATTGATGGAACATCAACTGCTTTAACAAGTGGTGATGTTTACCAAGCAATTAATGTCCCTGCTAACTCAGTGGTATTAAATGCAGGCATTGATAAAATAACAGCAGGTACTGGAACAGGTACACTTGCATTAGGAGACGGTACAGTAACTTATGTTGCTGCTGCTGTTCAAACTTCTGCAGGTTCCATGACTTCTGGTGATGCTGTTGCGGAGATGTTTGTACCATATCCTGCAGCAGATACACTTGATGTGACTGTTGCTACTGCAGACGTTAACTCTAAAGTCCGAGTATGGGCTTTAATGGCTGACTGTGAAGGTCCAGTCGGTGATGACGCTACAGGCGATACATACGCTTAACAATCAACTAAGGTGGGGGGTTAATTCTCCCCACTTTTTACAGGACATACGATGAAAAACATATTTATAATAGCTTTATTAGGTTTCAGCATCACAGGATGTGCAGCAAGTGCAATCAATCTGTCTGCAGATATACCTAAAGAGCAAGAAGTAATAATTTCAATAGAAACTAAAAAATCAAACGATTAAGATGAACAATACGTTTATTACTGCAGGTGCAGCACCTTCTGATACGAATAGGACAGATATATATGAGTGTCCTAGTAATTTTAAAGGTGTAGTAAAGTTTATAAACGTAGCAAACGTAAATGCATCAAGCAAGACAGCTAAGATAGAATACTACGATTCATCCGCTACTACATACTATGCCTTATCAGGTGCAACATCTATAGCAGGAGAAGGCTTTACAAATTGGATAGATACAACTTTAGTATTAGAAGCAGGAGACAAGGTAACAGTTACTGCAGGGACAGCAAGTACAATACATGCAGTAGTAGGTGTAGAATTAATTTATAATCCATTAACAACGTAGGCAAAACATGGCATCATTTCTTTCATTAGTAAACAAGGTATTAGTAGAATTAAACGAACCTGAGCTTTCTACTTCTGCAGACCTATCTTCGGCAGCAGCTACTGTAGGCATACAGAATACAGTAAAAGAAAACATAAATAAATCTATAAGAGACATTGCTACTTCTGAAGTAGAGTGGTCTTACCTAATAGCTTCAGGCACATCTGCATTAACAACAGGTATATCAGAATATACAGCACCGACAGCAGCTAATACAATAGATTGGGATAGTTTTATCCTACTACCTACAGAACTTATAACTAATGGTGAATTTACAAGTAATATAACTAATTGGACAGAATCAAGTTCTGGTACTGGTTCAGCAACATATTCTTCAGGTTCATTATCTTTAGCAGCAGGCTCAGGAACATCTGCAGTTTACCAAGCAGTGTCTTTAACTAGGGGTAGGCAATATATGGTATCATTTGCTATGAAAAATGCTAGCGAATCTGGTACAGCTATTAGCCCTAGCCTTGATGTTTCTGTAGGTACAAGTGCACTAGCTACTGATGTAGTGACAGGCACATATACATCTGCAGGTGGATCAAATGATGAAGGTGATTTAAGTTATCACAACTTTACTTTTGAAGCATCTGCTACACAACACTTTTTAACAATAAAAAATTCTACAGCATCTTCTACAGTGCTTGTAGATAACGTAAGCGTAAAAGAAAATTTCCATCCTAAAAGCTTAAAATATTTAAATGAGGATGAGTGGAGACAACGTGTTGCGAGTACTGACAAGCACCAAAACCCAGACCATTTTGCAGAGCCTGATTGTGTATACAGGACTACTAGTTCTGCTACAGCACTTACGTTTGGGGTATCACCTGTTCCAGATAAAAGTTCTTATACAGTGGAGTATGATTATTATACTGCCCCTACAGATTTATCTGGTTCAAGCGATACGCCTAGCTTACCAACTCGTTACCACGACCTTATAGTAAAAAGGGCAGCTTACTATACTTTACTTACACGTTCTGACCCACAATTAGCACAAGTATACTTACAAGAGTACAGCTTTGGCTTACAAAGAATGAGAACCGATTTGCTTAACCGTAAAAATTATATGTTTGCAGTATAATGGCAGATATGCTGAACCCATTTGTAGTTAACTTTAGAGGCGGTTTAGTCTTGAACAAGTCACAGTTTGAGATGGAGCCAGGAGAAGCTATGGAGTTAAGAAACTTTGAACCTGATATTGGTGGTGGGTATAGACGCATTTCAGGTTTTACTAAGTTTAATACAAACATAGTAACATCTGGAAGTACTACAGGTGCTATACTTATGTCTGCTGTATATAAAGATCAAGTTATAGCTGCTAGAGGTACAGAAGTATTTAAAGTACCCACATCTAATGGTTCTGTAACACAAATAGACTCAGGTAGAACTAGTGCAGGTAGATATGATTTTGATACCTACAATATGGATGGTACAGATAAAATAATATGGGCTGATGGTGCTAATAATGCATCTTCTTATAACAACAGTTCAGTAACAGATATTAGTGGCACAGGAGCACCTGCTAACCCTAAGTTTGTAAAAATATTTAGAAACCATGCTTTCTATGCAGGCATGTCTGCTACACCACAAAAAGTAATATTCTCTGCTCCATATGCAGAAGGAGAGTTTAGTGCTGCTAAAGGTGCAGGTTCTATATCTGTAACAGGTAACATAACAGGATTAAAAGTATTTAGGGAGCAGCTTTACATATTCTGCGATAATGCAATATTTAGATTAGTAGGAAACAGTATATCAGATTTTCAAATGCAACCAGTTACAACTAATGTAGGTTGTATTGCACCACAAAGCATACAAGAAGTAGGCGGTGACTTAGTATTCTTAGCTGCTGATGGTTTAAGAACAGTTGCAGGTACAGAAAAAATTGGTGATGTAGAATTAGGTGTTATATCTAGACCTATACAAAGAAGATTTACAGAATTAAATTATAATACGGTAGCAGATAAAATAAGTTCTGTAGTTATAAAAGCTAAAACACAATATAGAATATTTTTTGCAGATCAAGGTGCTGAAGCAGATTGTAAAGGGATTATAGCTGTATTTAAAGGTGATAGGTGGGAGTACTCTGATATAAGAGGGATAAAACCTAACTGTGCAGATAGTGGTTATATAAGTGATGTAGAAACTACAGTTCATGGTGGTTATGATGGTTATATATACAAACAAGAATCTGGTAGTACTTTTACAAACGCTTCTGATGATACAATAAGTTTAGAAGCTAGATTTAAATCAGCACACTTAACTATGGGTGACCCTGGTATTAGAAAAAGATTTCATAGGGTAATACTAAACTACAGACCAGAAGGTGAATTAAAAACTAATCTGGGATTAGAGTATGATTTTGGTTCAACAGATGTATTAAATCCAAATAGTATACCATTTACAGAAGTTGCAGATTTAGCTTTATATGGTACATCGACATATGGTAGTTCAATATATGGCGGTGCAGAATTTATATTAATTAGACAACCTATAACAGGTTCAGGATTTGCAGTAGCAGTCCAATTTACAGAAAAACAAAATGAAACCTCAGCACCTTATTCATTAAGAGGTTTTAGTTTAGAATTTGCAGCAGCAGGTAGGAGATAAG